CCCGCATATTGATCCATTAAAAGAGGTAAAAGCAGAACGTGCTAAACTAGGTAAACTAGCGGAAAATATGCCGTTAACTACATTGGAAAAATCCACAGAGACCTTATATGGTGGAGATTCAAGGTCTAACATGGAACAATTCGGGCGTGAAATGCAAGAAGCTATTAATAATGGAATTGAAGAGGAACAGATAGTTATAGAAGATGAATAAATTAAAAACTCCGAGTGTTATTGCTCGGAGTTTTTGTTTACTGTTTAAAAATAAAAGTTTCAATTTCCTCAGCTATTTCTTTAACTGTTTTTTTGTCATAATAAGAACTTTGATCTTTAGTCGTTAATTTTATTCTCATTGCATCATTGTAGCAATGCAGTCTTAATTGCGCTCTCTCGTAATCTGTCATTCCCAACCTTAATGGTTTTATCCTAGGGAAATCTGTAACTCCCATAATATATTTATTTTACTTTTTTGGCTACTCTATAAAGTTTTCACCTACCCTTTTAATATGTTGTTTTATGAATTTTACCAGCTCCAATTAGCGTTCCTAAAAATGTAAAAATTAAGAATACCCAATCCCAACCGTAATCAAAACCACCGTGTACCAATAAGTGCATTAATTGTGCAGATCTATATCCGCACATAAATAATAAGATTAAACCCAAAATAAAAGTTCTCGTTTCTTTGTTCATAATTTCACAGGATAATTATCAACAACACAATCTAATTTTTGCCTAACTAATTGATCAATTGTCAATCCTTTATTAGTGGCAATTTTGTATATTTTTCGGAAAACATCATCTGGAACTCCAGAAATCTGAATGTGTTTTTTTTTATGTGAAATGTCACGCTCTAAAAAATCTAAATTCTCTTCAATGATTTCGTTTAGCATTGGTCGCATAAAACTTGGGGCTGTTTTCTCATGATCCTTAAGAATTAGAACCAAATTATCATGCAGGCTTTTAGGGACTGATTGCAATCTTATTGTTTTCATACTGTAAATATAGTATGTTTTTGCTAAAATTTAGCAAATCCCCATAAAAAATTAATATAAGCATTTATTTTTACCGTAATGAACGAATTTTTAATATACGGCACGATAAATAGTTATACAGCTACGGAATTCATCAATTCGATGAATGATGCAGATGGTGACATTACTGTACGCCTTAATACTGGCGGAGGTGAACCTGACTACGGTTTTGGTATGGTAGCTAAATTCAAAGAATACACGGGTAAAAAAACCGTTAAAATTGACGGTAAAGCCTATTCAATGGGTGCGTACATTCCAATGTACGCAGATGACGTTGAAGCATTAGACGTTTCAAACTTGATGATACATAGAGCTGCATACCCTACATGGTTTGAAAATTCAGAATCATTTACAGAAGGTTTGCGACAAAATCTAGTTGATACTAATAAGTCATTAGAAGCTGCGCTTAGAGGGAAAATTGACGTTGAAGCATTTGAGAAAATGAAGAACATAAAAGTCAAAGACATTTTCTCAATGGATAACAGAATGGACGTTTTTCTAACCGCAAAAGAAGCAAAGAAAATAGGTTTAGTTTCTAAGATAATTAAAATCACTCCAAGTAAAGCAGCGGAGATTAACTCACACGTTAAAATCGCAGCAGAAATTGAATCAGATTTGAAGGTTACTGCACCAGAAGCAGAAAAAAAGGTTATAAAACAAACAAATATAAAGATGAATAAATCAGAGTTAAAAGAAAAGCACCCTGAGCTATACGCTGAAATCGTAGGATTAGGCGTTGACAAAGAAAAAGAGAGAGTTTCAGCATGGGCGAAATGGAACGAAATTAACGCTGAATTAGCGATGAAAGGAATTGAAGGACAAGAAGACATTAAGGCTTCGGACATTTCAGAGTTTCAAGTTTCAGCTTTGAAAGCGGTTCAAAAAGCAGGTATCGTTAAAGACGGTGTGCCAGATGTTGGTGTTGATGGTGAAATAATCACTCCAAAATCGGAACTTACAGCATCTGAGCAACTAGAAGCTAAAATGAACGCTAACTTAACTGAGCGTGGTTTATTAATCTCAAAAACGAAATAAGATGGGAGCAACAGTAGTAACTAATACAGATAGTCAACTTCATGTAGACTATGATGTAGCGAAGATTTTTCTAGGTGAAAATCGTTACGCAACAGGGACGTACACAAATGGAACAGGTGCAGCGGTAACGCTTGCAGCAGGAACACTCTTAGGACGTGTTTCGGCAGATGAATTGTTATTGCCACTTGCAAGTGCTGCAACTGATGATTCAAATATACCATTAGGTATATTGTCGCACACAGTAACAGTAGCTGATGGAGCAAGTAAGAGCTTGACATTTGCAGTTGAAGGTGATGTTGCACAAGAACTTGTTATTTTCCAAGGTTCAGATGACTATGCAACAGTAGTTGCGGACAGAACATTGAGAGATAGAATAGGAGCAGATACGGTGGGTATCAAATTAGTAAGCACAACCGAGAACACTGTTTTCGATAATCAATAAATTTAAAAAGATGAAAAAGATATTAGGATTAATTCTAACAATTTTAGTTGTAGCACCATTCGCTGGTAGCTATACACTAGAAGCAACTTTTGGAGTTCTAGGACTTGGGGCAATTGCTTACCAATTTGCACCTTCAGGTGTGCTATTTAACATCCCAGTTGTGGATGCTCGAGGTTTATTCACGAAATCATTAGTTTCTGTTTATCGTGAAAAAGTTTCAGTAACTTCATTTTTGCGCTCGTTCTTTGAGCCTATTGAAGTAATGACAAAAGAAGTGTCAATTGCCGTAAGACGTGGTAATGAAAAGATTGCAGTAGATGTTGTAACTTACTCAGATGGAAATAGAAATTCATTCGATAAATCAAGTGAAAAAATATTTGTACCGCCGTTTTATCATGAATATTTGACGGCAAACGACCACAGGTTATACGACCAAGTTATCACAGCGTTATCACAGGGCAATACAACTTACTTCGCTGAGATGACTGCTGAATTAGCAGAAGATTTAATGGATTTGCAAAATAAAATTGAGCGTGCAGTTGAATTACAATGCTCACAAGTTTTGCAAACTGGTGTTTTAACATTGAATAGTAGAACGGACATTAATTTCAACCGTAAAACCGCTTCAATTGTAGCTTATAACGCAGCAAATGATTTTGATATTGATACTGTTGATCCTAGAGTTGTTTTGGAAAACGGATGTAATTTTATCCGCCAACAAGGGAAATCGCAAGGTGGTACATTAAATGCTATTATGGGAGGTGAAGCGTTGAACTCATTGATTAACAACAAATTAATTAAAGAAAGTCAAGACCTTAAAAATGTAGATTTGGGTACGATTAGAGAGCCACAGCGAAATGCAGTAGGTGGAACATTGCATGGTCAATTATCATGCGGCTCTTACAAGGTAAATCTTTGGACTTATCCTGAGTTCTATGACAATGCGTCAGATGTTTCAACACCATATATTGACGCTAAAAAAGTGATTTTACTTCCAGAAAAACCTAAGTTTAAATTAGTTTCAGCAGCAGTGCCACAACTTATTGAAAATGGAAGTGTGCCACAAGTGGGTGCTTATTTAGTTCAGGAATTTATGGATAGAAAAAGAACAGCGCATGAGGTACATATTAAGTCAGCTCAATTGGTTATTCCGGTTGCAATTGATCAAATATATACGGTAACAGTTCTTGATTAATCACATTTAAAATTACTCCAGTATGAAATATTATAAAGTATTAAAGGGAAATGTAGGTGGTTTTGGAAACAAAACCCACTCAAAAGGTAGCACAGTGACAGATGAAATGTTTCCAAATGGAAACGCAAAAACACTTTGTGAGATGGGTTTTCTTGAAGAAACAGGGCCTGTAAAAAAAGATGAGTTAATTTCTAAGCAATTAATCGAGGAGACTATTAAACCAATCATTACAGAAGCTATCGAAGATTATACGAAAGCAGAAATCATGGATGAATTGAAGAAGCAAGAAACTGAATTCAATCCATTAGATAAAAAATCTGTTTTATTCGATTTACTGAAATAACAATAAACTTTATTAAAATATTTAGCCGTACGGATTTAATCGGTACGGCTTTTTTTATACCTTATATATGTCATTAACTGAGCGTGCTAAAATGGATATGCAATCAATTACTTCTAATCTTAATGATTGGGGTGTAACCGCTACATTTACGGATTTGGCTGGTGAAATTGCCGTTGTAACTGTGATTCACACACGACATAATACCGCCTATGATCCAGAAGGTGTAACGGTAAATGTTGCCAGTGCTTCAATTGCAGTTTCAGATGTTAAGGTTTTAGCCGCTAATAGTTCTTATTCATACTTAAATGCTAGTGGTGAAATCACTTACTTAGGACATTCAGTATTAGTGAAAAATGCAGCGGGTGTGATTAAGAACTATATAGTTTCAGAAAATTACCCAGATGAAAAACTAGGAATGACAGTATTAATTTTGCAAGATAAAGGATAATGCCAGAGATTGTAAAAGCCATAACGCAAAGAAATTACGAATTAATTAGAGATAGAATTGCTAATATCTTAGCTATTGAATTACCTAGTCAGGCAACATTAAACTCAGATGTTGGTTTAAGTCCTACTATTGAAATTGAACGCTTTGTTCCAGTGAAAGATACGGAGTTGCCACTTGTTAACGTTATGTTATTGCGTGGCGATTATGATAGTTATACGTCTATACAGCAGGATGGTACTTATATGTATCACGTTGACATATACACTAAATCAAAATGGAGTGATGACGATAGGGCGGACAAGTTAGCCTTCATGAAGTTGCAACGATTGACGGGTGTAATTCAGGCTATTTTATCCGATTCTAAATATCGAACATTAGGTTTTGCACCACCTTCCTTAAGTCGTGTTCAAGTGAATAGCATTAAGTTTGCTGAACCTGCCAACAACAAAGATGCTTCAAGTTCTGTTATGGCTAGGTTGGAATTTGAAGTTCGAGTTCCTGAAACAGTTGAAGTAGCAACATTAGTTCTAATCGGTGGTTATGACACTTCTGTAATACTTGGAAATACTGATTCGGGCTATGTGTTTAGTGGAAATAATGCACCAATACCACCCTTTGTATGCGCACCAGCTAACATATTTAACAGCGACAATTCAGTAAATTTTGATGTTCTAAGCGGTGCTACATTTGAACTTCCCAACACAAAAGTAACCGAATCCGATGGTTCAATTAAATTTATTCCTGCATTAAATGATGTAGTTTGTTCCCCTTGCCCCGATGAATACGTAAACATCAAAAAACAAAACGGCAACCTAATCGCATCAGTTCTTGCACCAGACGACTACAACGTTGCTAACTCACCAATTGACATTGGAGGGAATGTGTTTAGTTTGCAAGCTACGGAGGGCTTGAATGTAAGCATTATAGACAGTGCAGATGTAGATTTAGATTCTAACATAGTAGGATCAGATTTAGTAGCGGTAGACCGACAATTTAACGTCTATGTTAACGGAACTTTAGACCAGTCATTTAGTTCACCAGCTTTTGATGACTTAACAATAAATATCACAGCATAATGACAACAGAAAATATATTTTTGACAAACATTCAGCAGCAACTTGTTAGCGGTACTAATATAAAGACAGTAAATAATAACTCTTTAGTAGGTTCTGGAAATGTAGTTGTAGGAGATAGGCTAAAATCAGAAGAGCAAGAAACAGTAGTAACAACAGGAGGTACTATTAACAACCAACCTACACTAACTACATTTTTAAGGTTTACAAATATTACAACACCAATAGTCTTAACAGGTTTTGGGAATCCTTTTGATGGGAAAGAATTGACTGTATGGAATGATACAGATGATGCACAATTATTTAAAAATGACTCAACGAGTTCTATTGATATTAACAGGCTTTTAAATCCT